TCACCGTTAGCGGATTGGTACAGCATAGAAAACGCATCAGAACCCACTGATTTAAGCTCATCAGCGCTTACTCCGGCGTCTTGTAGCTTTGCAGCAAAATCATTTGCCGTCATACCCACTTTACTAAGGTCGATAGAGCCGCTATCCGAAAGTGATTGTATGACTGAGGACATATCCGCAACATCTTTAGACGTCTGATCAGCCGTATCACTCATCTTGACGCCCATAGACTCTAGGTCGCCGACTATTGACGCCTTAGTGCCATCATAATCCTCCGCGAGCTTATCCATATCGCCAGACGAAAGATTAGAGAGATCGTCGGTATTAGCACCGAGATCTCTTAGATCGTCAGACAGCGAGCTAAACGATGTGCCATGCTGCTCAAGCACGGCTTGGTCAGCAGCAGAAAGCGTCGATGCCCATTTTGTGTAGGCATCCGCTGAATCATCAGCAGCGGCAACGGTATTGCCGAGTTCGTCGGTGTACGTCTGTACATCCTTTGTAGCCCCATCATAAGCCGTCTGAGCTTTATTAAGGGAATCTGTCACGCCGTCATGCGCGAGAGCATTGTCTACATTAGCTTTAGCCTGATCATAAGTAAGACCGTCATATTGCATTTCTGTCTTTATGAGGCTGTCTTCTTTGTTTTTATAATCATCTTTAGCTTGGGCTAATGTCTTCGCAGCCTCATTCTGGTCTTTATATGCCTCTGTAAGATCGCTCTCAATGGCGGTTTCTTTTATTTCAGCTTCTTTGGATGCGACAAGTTGGTCGATTGACTGCTTAAGATCTTGTACTGCTCCATTTTGATCGGTGTAAGAACCCTTTACAGCATCAGCGAGTGAAATGTTAGTACCGAATTGGTCATTAACTTGTTGTATAGCCCACTGTAGTTTACCTTGCGCACTTGTCGAAAGATCGGTCATGCCCGCATATTGGTCAATGATGTCTTTAGCACTAGTCAGCGTATCAATCTGCGCCTCTGCGTCTTGGTTCGTCTGATTGATCGAGTCGGCGCTATCCCCAAGATAGGAGATCAGATCATCTATAGACTTAGCTGAGCTTTTGGCATTATCGCCGACTTCTTTCAGATTGCCACTATAGTTCTTTAGCTCTTCAGACCCTTTGGCGGCATTGGTAAGCCCCTCTGTTGCCTTAGTAAATTCTTCCTGTTTTTTTATATAGTCTTGTATCTTGCTAATAAGCAGAGCAATGCCAGCTATTGCTAGCCCAATTGCTCCAGCCTTAACAACGCCCATAGCTGTAGCAGACGCCAACTCTGAATCTGTAGCCGCGTCAGCAGCCCCTCCGAGCTTGGCGAAGAACTTCGCGGCTCTGGTCAGGCCCTCGCCGACCTGCTTGGTGCCCTTGAGGACCTTGCCGGCCACGGTCGTGACGGGACCCGCGAGCGCGGCCACGCCGACCACGGCCACCTGAGCCTGGGAGTCGAGGTTGCCGAACTGCTCGGCGGCGTCGCCCACGGCGTTCGCCGCGTCGGCCACAATGGGCGCGAAGTTCTCGCCCAGCTCGATGCCGGCGGTCTCGATCGCGCCCTTGGCGTTTTCGATGGCCCTCTGGCCCTCGCCCATCTGCGCGTTGGCCATGGTCTGGGCGGACGTCTGGTCCTCGGTCGCGTCGGTGTACTTGGAGAGGCCCTCGGACCCCTCGTTGTAGAGGACGTTCGCCGCGCGGACGGCGTCGGAGCCGAAGATGGTGGTGAGGGCGGCGTTGCGCTCCTCGTTGGAGAGGCCCGACAGGCCCTCCTTGAGGTTGTCGGAAACCTCTCCCACGGACTTCATCGAGCCGTCCGCCTCGTAGAGCGAGATGCCGTAGGCGTCCATGGCCTCCGCCGCGGCGTCGGACGGCCCCTCGAGCTTGCTGAGCATGGACTTGAGCGACGTGCCCGCGTCCGAGCCCTTGATGCCGGCGTCGGCGAACATCGCGAGGGCGGCGACGGTGTCGGAGATGCTCCACCCCGCGCCGTATGCGACTGCCGACACCTGCGAGAGGGCTTGCGTGAGGTCGCCCACGTCCGCCGACGACGCGTTGGCTCCGCCCGCGAGGGCGTTGACGGCGACCCCGACCTCGTCAGCGCCGAGGTGGAAGGCCCCCATGGTCTGCACGACGTCGTTCGCCGCGTCGGACAGCCCGAGCGAGCCTGCGGCGGCGAGGTCCATGGTGGACGCGAGCGCCCCGCCCGCTATGTCGGCCTCGGTGAGGCCCCCCTTGGCCAGCTCGACCATGGCGCCAGCCGACTCCTGGGCGGAGTATATGGTGTCCTGACCGGTCTGGATGGCGAGCTCGCGCAGGTCTCCCAGCTCGTCCACTGGCTCCCCGAGCGCGCCCGCGAGCTGGCTCATGGCGGTGTCGAAGCTGAGCGCGAGGTTGGTGGCGGCGACGCTCGCCGACACCGCCCCCACGGTGAGGGTGCCCGTCAGGGCCCTGCCGATCGTCTCGGCCCTTTGCCCGATGGGCTCGAGCGTCTCCCCCACCTCGGTGAGCCTGGTGCCGAGCCTGCCGAGGGCAGACTCCTGCGCGGAGTACTCCACGCGGGCGGTTTTCAGCTCGTCCGAGTACTTCTTGACGTAGACCTGGCTGGTCGCGATGTCCTGGCCGAGCCGCTGGTAGGTCGCACTCGTTGTATCTCCGGACTTAGCCAGCTCGTTCTGAGCGCTAGTTAGGTCTTTAATACGGGTCTTCTCAGCTTCTACCTTGGCGGTATTGGCTTTGATCTTGTCGCCGATGATGGTGAGATTGCCAGGGTCGATCTTGAGAGCCCTATCGAGACCACGTATAGAGTTATTGGCAGTCTTAACCTCTCCATTTACTTTTGAGAGAGCCGCAGATAGTCTATCGGTATTGCCGTCGATCTCAATTGTGAGGCCTTTATATACGTTTGCCACTGAGGCCCCCCCTATTCAGTTCTAATAATTGTCATTGGAGCATCGACCTGATGTCATTTTGCGTAGCAATACGGACATTGTCGTTGCTGGTTGGTCTAGATAGGTGCTGCCACGCGGCAGCGATACGGTCTATCCTAAGGACTGTGCGATATGAGACATCATGCAGTGACTCCGGGCTGAGCCCGAGCTCACGCGCGTTGAGCACCATGTTCGCCGCTGGCCACAACATTGCTTCCTGAGGTGGTTTTATCGTTTCTCCGCCCTCGCTTCGAGCGAGCTTTTGCGCTTCCGAGGGCGGAACGAAAGAAAGCCTGCATGTAGTCCAGCTGCACCTGCCCCCATATGCCTTCATCGGACTGATCGGTCGCGATACCGTCTAGTGCATCATCTGGCATGCTCTTCATCCACGCCTCGTAGTCAGGCAGATTTGGATCTGCGGTCCGCGCGAGACACCATAGAATGCGCGTAAAGGTTGCCATGTTAACACTACCTGTGTGAGCAAAAGCTACTGACGTTGCCTGAAAGTCCATACTCAAATCGCGTCCAAATTGGTCCTCATAGACAACTAGCGACCAAGGCGCTGATTTGATCTTGAGTTTCTTCCCCGCGAAATCAATTTCTCTCATATATCTCCTATCAAAAATGCCCCGATGTTAAGATCACCGGGGCACTCTAGAGTCGATATTGATACAGGTCTACTAAGCAGCGGCTTCTTTCGGGAGCTGCACTGCGTCATACCAGGCATCGTAATCTGCTGATCCGGCGGAGCAACTGGACTTGATGACATTCTTACCGCCGATCTTGGTCTGGGACATAGTTATGTCTATCGACTGATCCACCAGTGAGATGCTGTCAGAGGTTGTAGACTCTTTGGATGTGGGACGACCCATGGCGGTGTTGTAAAAAGCATAACGCTCCCCGTCCTCGTCCCCTTCGATCTCATAGAGTAATGCGACGTTTTTAGACTTTGCATCGGCGACTTCGATGAGCTTGCCGCCACTATCGATATACCAACCATAGATGGCAACCATGGCTTCTTCTGGCATACGCGCGACCTGAAGCGTACCGGAATAGCCGCCATTCGGGAAACTCGAGAAATACGGTCCATTGTCACGATACTCAGTCGTGCTCTTGCCCTCAGCTGAGATATCAAGCGTGTTAGCACCTGGGATCATAATTGGGACGCCATAGCCTGTGTATGTACTGACATAGGCCCACGTGGCAGTCCCGTCCGTGACGGTGCCTGACGCGGGCCACGTCGGGGCGGTCGAACCGCTGGTCCCTGCGGTGGTGACCTTGTAGAGATTGCCATTTGCAGTTACGTAGTCGTTGAGGGCATAT